CGGGGTACGGGTACGGCGCGGCCTCACGGGAGTTGATGTCACACGACCACATGTGCCCGCCCGCCTTGACCGTCGCGGACAGCAAAGCGGCGGTGGAGTTACCGGTGCGGACCCCGCACTCGATCACCACCGGGTACTCGTACCCGAGGACCGTGTCGTGCATGAACTGCATGTGGTCCTGGATGTCGTTCCACGGCCCGTCCCGGAGGTCCTGGAAGTCCTGCTCAATGCTACGCATTTTCCCGGTACCACCCTGCTGTCCTGGTGATGATCTCAGCGAAAGGCACGTGGGACAGCGGCGCTCCGTTCAGCGCCTCGATCTTGCCCGTGTCGGGGAGGCGGCGCACCGGTGACCCCGCCGGGCGTACCCCCGGGACCACCTTGATGGTCCGGCCGTACGCCTGCGCGACCGCGTACGCCACCGAAGCGATGGGCCTTTCGTCCATGTACCCGGCGTGGTAGATCTCAGCGCCCCTGGGCGCGCGGGCCAGCAGCAACGCGAACTGGTCGATGCAGTCACCGATCCAGCAGAACGACCGGGTCTCCGTCCCGTCCCCCTGGATCGGGAACGGGATCGTCCCGTCGGGGATCTCCCGGCATAGCCGGGTCATCCGCTGGCAGAACTCGGGGACCACATGCTTAGTGCCCATGTCCGGCCCGGTGATGTTATGGGGGCGGACGATGATCAGCCGGTCCAGTATCCCGGTCCGCTGCCACGCGACGGACATCAGCTCGGAGGTGATCTTCCCGCCGCCGTAGGAGTACCGGGGGTTCAGCGGGTCGGGGACCACCAGCGGGACAGTCTCGGGGGTGGCCCCGTCCGGTTCCACCTCGTACGCCTCAGCGGAGGAGACCAGCATCAGGTCCCGCACCCCGGTCAGCTCGCATCCGGTGAGGATGTTCGAGATGCCACGGACCGCGACGTCGAGGACCTGCCGGGGTTCCTCGTAGAACGTCTGCGTCCCCTGCAGGTAGGCGAGGTGCACGACCGTGTCACAGCCGTGCATCATGTCGATGACCTCGTCGAGGACGCGGATGTCCGCCATCCGCACCGTGCACGGGACTCCTTCGAGACGGTCCAGGCGCCCGCGGGAGAAGTTGTCCAGGACCCGGACCTCATGGCCCGCGTCGATGAGTCGTTTAACCAGCGCGGAGCCGATGAACCCGGCCCCCCCGGTCACCAGGTATTTCATGTCGCCTAGCGTATCAGAACAGGGATTTGTAGGCGGTGTCCCACAGGTGCCAGTTCCCCTCGATGGTGTACTGGCGGGCCACCGCCCGCGCCTTGACACCCATCTCCTCACGCAGACCCTGATCTGATGCGAGGATACCCATGTACTTCAGCCACTCATGGTCCCGTTTCACGAGGAACCCGGTCTCGCCGTGCCGCACGTAATCACGGTACGGCGGGTAATCCGAAGCGATCACCGGTATCCCCAAAGCCCCGTATTCCAGCGCCTTCAACGGTGACTTCGACTTGTTGAACTCGTCAAATGTCAGGGGTGCCAGGCCGATGTCGAAGTCGGGCATCCGGTAGTACCCGTCCGGGTCGTCGTTCACCTGAATCCACCGGGTGAAATCCGACCGGGCCGCCGGGACTTTGAACGTATCCCGGTAATCAGTGCCGATCAGGTGCAGGTCCCACCCGCCGAAACGTTCGATGAACTTCCGGACCGGCTGGGCGATCACCCCGGCGTCCAGGCCGTGGGACGCGCCGCCCATCCACCCGATACGCGGACGGTCCGTCCTGCGCCGTTCCGCGTCGCACACCCACGCGGGAATGCAGTTCGGGAGAACGTGCACGTTGCTGTTGTATTCGCGGAGCACCCCGGCCAGCGTCTCGGTGGTAGTGGTCACCATGTCGGACACTTCCAGGGCGTGCATGCACACATCCCGGACGGTCTCCTTCGAGTACACCCGGTACGCGTTCCAGTTATGCGGCCCGATCGAGAACACGTCGTCGTCCTGCTCGTACACCAGCCTCGACGTGCCGGTGCGGCAGTCACGCCACACCGACACCCCGCTAGGGTTGTTCAGCCGCTGCCCCACCACCACGTCGTGGCCGCGGGTCTGCTGCGCGGTGAAACCCCCGCCGGGGTTACCCAGCGCCCCGGACACGTACGACACGTCCCACCCATGCTGTTCCAGCTGACGGTGCGGGAGGAGCATCCGGTACCAGGCTTAAAGCGCACCCGGTGCCATCATGGCCGCTGAAGAGTTTCACGGGTGCAAACTCACCGGCGAGTATGACACCGAACCCTCCTAATATTCGTCTTTGGCCCTGATCTGGCGGAGGGTCCGGTCCACGTACTCCTCGTCCAGGCCAGCCGCGACCGCCGCAGCCGCCACCTTCCGGACCTCACCGTCCGGAAGGTGGTTCTCGACTGCGACGTTCAAAGCCCAGAACGTGCCCTTGTGCCGGTCCCCGTCCGGCAGGCCGGATACGAAACTGGCGAGCAGGTCTGCGTTAGCCGCCACGCCCGGACCTGGAAACCTTACCGGTCGTGGTCCGGTTGTGGGGCAGGCTCGTGTTGAACGGGGGCTTCCCGATCGAGTCGTCGTTCACGTCAACACCGAGTTCCTCCGGTACGTAATCCCCGGAACCCGGCGCGGTCATCGAAGCGGACGCGGTGTCCGTCGTGAGGTTCCCGCCGGCCTGGCTGGTGACCGACATGACACCGACCGGCCCCCCGAACGGGGTGAGCAGGTGCGACAGGTCTTCCATCAGCCACGCACCGCCCTGCCTCCGCGCATGACATGACCGCCGCCGGCGCCGGTCGACGTGGGCTGGTTACCCTGGATGCCGGGGAGCTGCTTCCCGCCGCCCGCGTAACCTTCCTCGTTCGCCTGGGTCCAGTCACCGGCCCCGCTGATGTCGTCGTGGTACGTGTCCTGCTCGTACGTGCCGGACAGGTACGACCCGGGCCGGGTGTACGTCACGGTCGTGCCGGATTCGGGACCGCCGTCAGGCGGCGCACCCGCGCTGCCCGGAGCGCCCGTCTTCACCACGCCGGCCTGCGACACGCCGAAGGGACCCAGGCCGGCGACCTGACCCGGCTCGTTCGTCGGGTCCCCGCCGGCGGTGCCGGCACCAGAAGTTCCCGGCGCGCCCGTACCGGACGGTACGGCGATACCGAAGAACGACCCCGGAGGGTACTGGCCCGGCTCATTCGTCGGGTCACTCTTCGATGAAGTCCCGGACGTCTGCGTGCTGCGGTTGGTCAGGTTCCCGCTGTCCGGCCGCTGTGCTGGGGTTACAGCCATCACTACCTTCTTTCCCCGGCCGCTGGGACCGGCTTATACGCCGCCTTCCACACAAGCAAGCACGGCGTACACCAAATAAGATACGCGTCCAGCAGGCTCCACCGCCCGCATGCGTCGCAGTACCCATGCACCATCCACCACCGTTCACTGCCCCAGTTCGCCGCTGCAACGCGCGCACCGCGACATTGACGGACGGTCAGCCTCAGAAACAGTCATCCCCGGGACGCCGATGTGACCGCAGCCCAGGCGGACCGCGAGTACTCCGGCGTCTACGCAGCGGGGGCAGACAAGCCTGCCCCGGCCGAGGTCCTTCGATTTCTCCGCCATCCGCGGGGTGATACTCCGCCCGCACGTGACGCACGGCTTCCGGTTGGTGGTGACCTTCAGCCGCCGGTTGTTGCTCATCGTCCCAGTGTGCCTCCTCCTCCCGGGTAACCGGGAGGAGGAGGCGCCAGTCCGGTCAGGAACCGCCCTTGTACAGCTTGATCGCTCCGGTACGGTCCACCAGAGTTCCGTCACCGCGAAGGATGGCCCTGAAGGTCACAAGGTCCGAGCCGAAAGCGAAGTCGTCGCTCCGCTCGAACCTGACCCCGCCGACGAGGCGGACGAAGTACTGGGAGAAGTCCCCGAACGCGATGCACAGCGCGGACGCTGCCTGAGCGGGGACGAACGGGTCCGCGACGAGCGGCTTACCCAGGAGCAGGTCCGGGGAACCGAGAACCGCGGAGGGCTCCCATACGGGCCGCCCGTTGGAGTCCACGATCTTCCGGAAACCGCCGATCGTCGCGTCCCTCGCGAGCCAGTAGCACGAACGTGACTGGCGGTAGGGCGCGATCACGGAGTATTCCAGGTCGACCAGGTTCGCGTACGACGGTGCGCCGGCTGAGCCGGAGCCGCCGGTCACGCCGACGGTCGAACCGGTGACGACACCGGACGGCTCGTTGGTGCCGGTCCCTACGGACAGGGCGGTCCCGAACGAGTTCCCGAGCGCACGTCCTGCCTGCATCGCGAGGTAGCCGAGCAGGTCGACGGCGGTGTCGTCGATCAGCTCACGGGCAACCTGAAGCAGGATGCCGTACTTGAACGCGGACAGGGTCTGGAACGAGAACGCCGGGTCCGAGGTCGGGATCGCGACGCCCTGCGCTGCGGTGACGGCGGTCGAGTGACCGGTCGTCTTCGGGATCTGCAGGGTTTCGCCGCCGCCGGTGTTCAGGACCGTCGGACCCGTCTGCATGACGCCCGAGACCTCGATGAGGTGGGCGATGAGCTGGTCGTAGAAGTCGGTCGGGACCGTCGCGGAGACGTTACCGGTGGTCAGCAGGGTCCGGTAGTTAATCGGTCCCTGACCCTGGTGGCGGATGTCCAGGGCGCGGGGTGCGCCCTCTTCCCCGCGTGCCCACTTGCGGATCTCCTCCGCCTGGACCCCGCCGTGACCGGCCTGGCCTTCGCGCTGCTCGCGGGGGCGTCCCTCCAGGTCGTTGAACGCGTCGTCGGCGGCCTTCGCGCGCTTCTCAGTGTCGAGAACCGCGCCGATCCGCGTGTCGAGGGTCGTCATCTCCTCCTGCATCGCGTCCCACTTGCCCTGCTCCTCCGGGGTGAACGCCCTGTTCTCCCCGGCGGCGTCCTCGGCGATCTTCTTCGCCTCGTTCCACACGTTGAGCCTGCGGTCACGTAGCCGCTTAGCGACTTCTGATGCCATAGCTTCCTCCTAGAAAGCTGACTGGTGAACTGTCATCAGCCGGCTCCCGCCCGGAGGGCGGCTACCGCGGCTTCGATATTCAGTTGTGTGTCACGCGCCGCAGATGCGGCAGCGTTTGGTGAAGTCAGGGTTGAGGTGCCCGCACTTCCCGCATTTCCATCAGCCGTCCCCTGTGAACGGGTCCTGGCTGTTGTCCAGCAGGTCCAGCAGGGCCAGCGCGCCGGTGAGGGTCTTCTTCTTCTCCACCTTCTGCGCCTGCCGGGCCGGGCCGATGTTGTCGGTGCGGCGGAAGAACTCCATGATCCTGTCTTCCTCCAGCCGGGACCGGACCTCGTCCGGTTCGGCCTGCACCCACTGGGACAGGGACCGGATCGCGCCGTCCATCGCCCGCGCGC